GTCGGTCCAAGCCAGCGTGGTGTTGTCGAGCTTGTAGAGTCGCGTCGAGGTGCCGGCAAAGACGACGATCGTGCCGTCTGTCTTGCGCGCGTAGAACGTCCCGCGGCTGGGGGCAGGCAGTGAAGCGGTCACCGGCGTGAGCGCTTTCCAGGGGCCATAGCCGTCGGCGCGCGGCACGACGTTGAGCGCGAGCTGAGTCGTTTGACCGTTGAAGTTCGAGAGGTCGGGCTTGTACTCGCCGAACGGCAGCATCACGGCGTCGCCCCCATGACGCGGATTGCGCCCGTCCCGCGCGTCCTGTTGGATAGCTTCTCGACCTCGTCGAAGATTTCGTCGCGGCGGCCCTTCCAGAGCGGCGCGCGTTCGTCGTTCACGCCGAACGTCTCGGCCTCGACCAGGGCGCCGAACAGATAAAGGTCCGGATGCGCGGCGAGAAGCCAGTTCGTGCCGCTGTCCGAGCCCGAGGCCAGCGCGGGAATTTTCTGGAAATAGTCGAGCTCGAGCGCGGTGTCGTCGATCGGCCGGAATTTAAGCACCGAGCCTTCGACCGTAAAGACGCGCGGCGTCGCCGCCGGCGAGCTCGGATAGGCCGCCTGCAGATAGGACGGATGCACGTATTGCAGCTCCACCCGCGGAGAACCGGTCCATGTCACCCTGCGCCACGCGAGATAGTCGACCGGCAGCGCGGCCGAGCCGGAGGACGGCGCGAGCACGATGAGGGCTTCCTGTTGGCGCACACGCAGGCGCCGGTTGGCGGCCGCCTCGAACAGGGCGATGAATTCCGGGATCCGCGCGGTGAACAGCGCGTGGTCGAGCCAGTTCTCGACCGCAGTCCGCAGCTCGGCGTAAGTCGCGATGCTCATTTATCGACCCGCAGATGCTTCCAATCCGGATCCTGCAGCTTGCGCGCCACCAGCGCGTTGAACGCAGGAGTGAACATGCGCAGCTCGGTGTTGCCGCGCGCATATTCTTCGTTGAGCCACCGCACCAGGATCACATTGGGGATGTTGGCGACGTGGCGGCCGAAATCGCTCCGTTGCCGCTCGCCGCGCAACATCCTGTTGCGCTCGAGGATCGGTTCGACGTCCTGGCTGCTGACTGCGACGATTCTCTTCTCGCCGCGGTCGAGAAGGACGTCCGTGCGCATCAGTTCATCTCCGTCACGGAGAGCGTGCCGGCGGTGCCGGCCTGCAGGACGGCGATCTTCTGCCCGGGATTGACCGTGAAGTAGTCGACCCAGTTCGCCGGCATGAGCGGATCGGTCGCGGCCGCCGTCGGCGTTCCATCGTCGATCTTGATGTAGGCCGGCTGGCCACCGGTCGCGACCCGCACCTGGCGGGTCTGTCCGCCGAACGATGCGCTCGCCTGCGACGTGCCGCTCAGCGTGAAGGTGGTGTTGGTGCCGAGGCGAGAGGAGTCCTCCATCACGCCCTCCGGAACACGGCGTACATCTGTCCGCCGATGTTCGCGCCCGACGCCCCGGACGGCGTGAACGAGACCACGTCGTCCTCGTTGACCTCGCGCGCGGCGGTGGGCGTGGCGCCGAAGTGCTGGCCCGCGGCCGCGCCGGCGGCGGTCACGGTGATCGAGCCGCCGGTGACCGCGGTGCCGTTGATGGCGGTGGCGATGGTGGCGTCCGCGGTGGTGATGGCGCCTTGCGTGACACAGCCCACCTTCATGAGCTTGCCCCGGAACGGCGCGCGGATGTAGGCGGCCTCGGGCGTGGCGCCGATCGAGCGCGAAAATGCCTGGACCGCCATCTCGCTGACGGGGTGCGGTTCGGGAAGTGCCATTTCGGCCTCCTGCAAAAGGAAAGGGCCGCCATTCGCGGCGGCCCGGGTCAGGGAGAGTGGGCTGGTTTACGACGTGGTCAGATCGAACACGCCGCCCGAGGCCTTTTCGTTGCGCGCCACCAGCGCGTACTCCGAGAGCATCTGGCGGCGCTCGGAATCACCGGTACGTGCGAGCGGGATCGATACCATGCGCCGCCCGTTGAGGAACGCGACGGCCCACATCTCGGTCTGCAGCACCAGCACGTCGCGCGCCCGCATGAAACGGTTGGGCGTGACGCTGAGGCGGCCGAAATCGCTCTCGTAGAAGTCGACCGAGGCCACGATCTTCTTGGCCTTGGTGTCCTCGGTGGGCGTGGCGCGGCCGGTGAAGGTCGAGAACACCTGCTTGTTGAAGCCGCCGGTGAAGATCGTGTCGGGCTTGCCGCCGCTGTTCCAGATCTTCTGCAGCACGGATTTCAGCTGCGTCTCGGTGAAGGCCCGTTGCGTCCCGTCGGTGCGGGTGCCGGTGCCATCCGCCGCCGCGGGATCGGCGGCGCCGCCGGCGGTGCCCTTGTCGGTGTTGGTCTTGATCCAGGACAGGACCGAAGCGGTCTTGCGCGGGTTGGTGGTCCCGTCGCCCGCGGCCTTGGCCTGGTTGGTGCCGACGAGGATCGACTCCATGTCGCGCTTGAGCTCGAGACCCTTGAGCGTCTCCTGGTATTCGAGCTCGTCGTCACGGCCGGCATGCTCGACCGCGCGCTGGGTGCCGGACACGCGCGCCACCTTGTCCGAGATCTGGCACAGGTTGCCGAGCCGGACGGACGGGGTGGCCGCGTCTGACGTGGCGTCGTCGCCTTCGACCACCGCATTGGCGGTGTCGACGGCGGCAAGCGCCTGCGTCTGCCATTCGTGATTGACCGCGGACGCCTTTTCCCGCTCGAACGCGGTCATGCAGGGCGTATCGGTCGGATCGATACGGTAGATGACGTCGGACAGATCCTCGCGATTGCCGATCGCCTGATAGGTCTGGAAGGTATTGCTGGGGACAGCCATGATCTTAGCCTTTCTACCGGGAGCCGGCGCGGCGAGCCCTGAGCAGGGCCGCAGCGTCCTTCAGGTTGCCGGTTTTCTCGAGCTTCTGGGTGAGGTGTTGGATTTGTGCATCGAGCGCGGCGCCTTTGGGCTGCGAGACGCCGGGCCGCTGGACCGGTGGGACAGGCTTGGTTGATGCCGCCTTCGCCTTGGCTTGTGCGTCGCGCCACAGCGTCGCGTCCCGGATGAGCAGCTGCACGCGATGGTCACGCAGAGATAGATCCTTCTGGCCGTGCCACGATTGCGCCAGCTCCGTTTCCTGGAAGCCCAAATCCTTGAGCACGGCGAGCGCCGCCGTTTGCAGCCCCGCAGCCTTCTTGGCGTCTGCCATGTCCGGGACTTTCTCCTTGAAGAGATCATCCTCGCGCCTGGCAAATTCCGAGAACTGCTGCACTCTGTCCTGGGCTTGACGCTGCTGCGCCAGCATGAGGTGCTGGGCGACCTCAGCAATTTTCTTCTGCTGCACATCCCACAGAGCGTACCGGGGCCAGTCTTCGCGCGCTAAACGCTCGACATCCGCCAAGGTTTTGATATCGGCGAACTCGCCCGCCTGTTGCTGTTGCAGCGCTTGAAGAAGCTGCGGCAGCGCGGCTTCGTACTGTTGCCTTGCCTGTTCCGCCTTCGCGCGTTCGGCCTCGAGAGCTTTGCTCTTTTCGGCGGCCTCCTGCTGACGGCGGCTGAAGTCGCCCTCCCGTGACCGCTCGCGCTCGGCAATTCGCTCTTGCGTCTCGCGAGGGAGGCCCGTGAATAGCTCCTTGTCTTCCTTGGTCCAAGACCTCGGCGGCTCGATGGGCGGCAGTTCGGCTCCCGCCTCCGGGCGGGGATCGGCCATTGCCGGATCGGCGTTCTCGGTCTCACCGGGGAGAGCTTGCGGCTCGCCGGCGTCGTCTCCCGCGTGTGCGGGGGTCGATTCCTGCGCAGGCGCATGCGGCGCGGCGTTTTCGACACGCGCTGCGCTGAGCTGCGGCTGATCCTTCGATTTATTGGGCTGCGGATCGCGATTGTAACGCCACGCCGCCAGCGATCGCGCGGCGTCCCGTGCGCGCACCGGCTGGTCACCGGCCGGCCCCGGCACCATGGCGATAGGAGATTGCTCGCCTCCGCCCGGAAGGGCGTTCACGGCATCGCCCGCGAAGACGGGCGTGGACGCCCTATTGCTCTTCGCGGGCTGGTGTGTGGCTTCGTTGTTCAGATCCATGATGGTCCTCGGTTGTTGTCCCTGCGTCGCGCTTCGGCGGGCGCGCTTGCCCGCCATGCACTCGGCAGAGGCAGGCTCATTGCGGCTTGTGAACCAAGTCGCTCAATTGACGTTGTGCGAGCCTGCCGTCCGCGACGACGCGGGTGAGATGGTCCTTCACCTTGCCGAGCACGTTGACGGCCTGCCACAGCCGCTCGCGGCCCGCGACGTCCGCGGCCGGCCAGGTCTTCCAGGCCGCGGTGTAGTCGGCCTCGAGCTTGACGAAGGCCTCCTGCAGCAGCTCGTTTCCAAGCAGCGCCTCGGCGCGTGCGGCGCGCGCGATCGACGCCTGCAGCTTGTCCTCGCTCATGCGTCAATATCCATAGACGGCGCGTATCATGTTCATGTGCAGCTCCCAGGTGACGGGATTGCTGCCGCACGCTCTCCAGACGATGCGGTGACGCGCGATGGCCGCCGCCCTCAACAGGTGCCAAGTCAGCATTGTCCAACCTCCCCTCTCATGCGCACACGCTCTCGATCGCGCTCCCATGCGCGGCTCGGCGTCGAACGCTTCTGCCTGGGTGTTCCGGAGAGCCCCGCGCGTCGCGCGCAGCAGCTCGTATTCATGGGTTCCGCAGCGGCGGATGCCATGTCGTCACCACCGCGCGCCCCGCCGGTCGATGATCGACCTTGCTGCGCCGCAGCGGCGTTCAACTCACATTTTTAGATGATGCGCTTTTATAGAAGATTCGGGTTACAAAGTCAACAGATTTTTGTGCCGGTGTGGTGGATTTGACGCTCCTATCAGCATTGCCGTGAGTCTTTCATAGGAACGTCAAATCCAAAGCTACACTTCCGTGGCGTAGAGGGAAGCGACGTCAGTCGCGGGGCGGCCGGTCGCAACGCACGGCAACCGAACGACGCACAAGCAGCCCGTCGGCCCGCAAAATTCCTCCGCGAAAACGAAGGGCTCCCTGTCGTCACGATTAAGTTTCGTCGCTTCGCCTTATCGACGGAAATCCAGACGTCCTCCGGTCCAACGCCCGTCGATCCTTTGATTGCTCACGATCAAGCCGATCCAGGGGCGCGTGACCTTTGGATCGGTCAGATTGATATACTTCCCGACCAGCCTCGTGCCCTCGCGATGTGCATCAATCAGCCCTCGGCGCACCCCATTGTCCCAGTCGAATAGGAGATAGAGACGGTCGCCTGCGGCTTTCGCTTCGGCTTCGCCTTGTTTCCATTTGTTCGCGGCATCTCCCGGGATCGTAGGGTCCGCTCCGCCATTCCACCGGCTGGACCACTTTCCTTCGATCGCGTCGTATTGATCGCAGTCGCTGGCAGCCGCCCATGCCTTTGCATTTTCATCGTCCGAGGTTCCCGCGAGCTTGGCCCTCGCGGCGAACTCCAGCGCCTCCTGGTCGTTGGGATTGGGGACATCCATAACGCCAAACGGGTTTCGAGTTCGGCCTCGCTGGTCCACAGAGCTGCTTCGGTTTCCTGCGTCTTGCGGCTTCATTGGCGACCTCCAATTTGGTTCCGTTGGTCTTTGCGCCCTCAACCGGTTCAGACTTACGAAGTCGAGGCGCTGTTCGCGATCCGTTTCTTGCTCCCGTTTCCTGCAAAACTCGCGGCCTGCTCGCGACCGTTGATCGTCCTCAACGTGGGGTGCTCCAGGACAAGGATGCCGGAAGCGAAGCCGGGTTCTTCCAGCCTCGAACTCATCGCTCGACCACCACCGCAGCGATGTCCGCATTGCCGAAAAGGATTTGCAACGAGCAGCGGCGTGAGTAAATCTGCCAAAGTAGTGCTAGTTCATCATTACCCGATCTCTCCTCCCATGCGCACGCCGTCGATCCCGCCTGACGGAGGCGCGCTCGAATTCGTCTTGCCCAAATCGGGCTTGGCATTCGCATTGCCGCTGCCGTGCCTGACCTGGGCGTCGAGCTGCATCTGCTCGCGCTTCAACGCCATCTCGGCCGCCATCTGCTCCCGCCGCAGCGCGAATTCGGCGTTCATCTGCTGCACCTTCAGCTCGAATTCGGTCTTGAGCTGCTCGCGCTTGAGCTGGGTATCGGCCGCGAGTTTGGCCGCGCTCATCTCATGGTCGGCCCGGTGCTTCTGCGCGCTGAGCTGGGCATCGACGCCGGCCTTCGCCTTCTCGAATTCGATGCGCTGCTGCGCCTCCTGCGCCTTCGGATCCGACGGAGGCGCGATCGGCGCCGACGCCGGATCCTTCGGATCGGGTGGCGCGCCCGGGGCGGTGAAGAACAGATCGACGTTCTTGTGACCCACGAGCTTGGTGAGCTCCTTGGCCGAGTTGTAGAGGTTCTTCGGGCTCACCAGCCCGGCCGCGATCGCCTTCTCCTGGGCGGCGATGAGCATGTTGAGATGCGCCAGTTGCTCCGTCCTGGTGCCGGAGCCCAAGCCGACATTGATGGTCATGTCGTTGCGCGCCTTCCAGTCGCGCGGGTCGACCGTCACCCACTGGTTGCGCAGCCGCGCCGTCTGCGGCTGCGAGCCGTGCTTGCGGACGACGGCGTGCAGCAGCGAGAACAGATCGCGGATGCCGGTCTCGGCGAAGATGCGGGCGATCATCTTCATCTTCGCCTGCGCCGCGTTGAACATCTGGTTGGCGATGGTTGCGACCTGGTTCTGCAGGACATTGGGGTCGACGCCCTGGCCCTGCCGCGACACGCCCGTGCGCCATTCGCGCGTGGCATCCTGGTATTGCAGCAACGGGAAGACGTGGCCGCCGATATCCGGATGCGCGATGACGCTCAGGCCGCCCGGTAGCTTCGTGCGCACGATCCCGCCCGGCCGCGACACCAGCAGGTCGTCGAGCGTGGTCTCGGTGGCGTGGCTCTCCGGCACCTCTGTGCGGGGATTGTTGGCCAGATAGGCATTGTCGAGCAGCGCGCGCAAAAGCGCGGTCTTGAT